CGGCAAGTTCTTTAACTTCTGTTGGAACGCTTACTTCTCTTAGTGTTACTGGAAACTTAACAGTCGATACAAATACACTTCACGTTAACGCTTCGAATAATCGGGTTGGTATTCGTAGTACAAGTCCAACAGGAACATTAAGTGTACATAACAGTGATGACTCAAATTTAAATGTATTTGAGGTTTATAACGATAATGGTAATATGTCAGGTAGTTTTTCTCAAAGCTCCGCAGGTGATGGGACTCTAGGATTACGTATAAATGGTGGTGATAATAAGGTATTTTTTAGAGCTAATGGAAATTCATTTATTAATGGTGGAAATGTAGGTATTGGGACGACAAGTCCTAGCGATGCTGTAGAAATTTCTCATGCTTCAGATCCTGCTATAAGATTACATTATGGTACTAATAGTGGTTATAGTGTTCTTGGTATAGATAGTGCTAATAATCTTACTTTTGATGTTGATGCCTCAAACGCCGGAAGTAGTAGTTTTTGCAATTTTAAAATAGATGGCTCCGAACGGATGCGAATTGATAGTTCGGGAAGGGTACTTATAGGAACGACTACGGAAGGTCATACAAGTGCAGATGATTTAACGATTGCTACTTCTGGCGTTACTGGTATAACAATTCGTTCGGGAACATCTAGCAATGGTCAAATTTACTTTTCAGATGGAACCTCTGGTGATGATGAATACAGAGGAATTATCAGATATAGCCACTCTAGTAATAGTATGTCCTTTCATACAACTGGTGGAACTGGATTAACCATAGATAGCTCATTAAATTCTACGTTTGCTGGAACGGTATCAGACAGCAAAGGCAACCTGCGTTTAATACCTGCTAATAACCAATCATCTGCATATACCTTAACTACAAGTGACATAGGTAAACACGTTTCTATTTCGTCAGGGGGAATAACAGTTCCTCAAAATATCGGACAAGGTGC